CAGTAGGTTGGACTAACAAATACTTACAAAAAGCTAGTCCTGCTGAGTTAATGAGTGAGTACCTCGCAATTAGACAAGGTCATGCTTTTGATATGACACAGGAAGTAAAACGAGCAATCTTTAACAACACAAACTATACATTTGTTGATAAAAATAACAACGGTGTTTCATTAACAATTAAACGTTTACTCAATGCAGATGGCGATTCTATACCAGACTATCAGGGAAGTTCCTTTAACGGTTCTTCACATACTCATTATGTAGCAAGAGCTTCTGCACTAGCGGATTCGGATATTACCAATTTAGTTTCTAATGTGACGGAACATGGACATACTACTGGTTTGATGATTGCAATCAACATTGCACAAAAAGCAACAATCGCAGCATTAGGAGGTTTTACTCCCCTTGGTTCTGCACTGGTAGCTTACAACTCAACCGACACAACCAAATTAACATTAGATAATTCAGATCTCAATAACCAGATGATCGGCTTATGGAATGATAGTATTGCTGTTTGGGTGAAACCTTGGGTTCCTGCTAGCTACATGTTATGTCTGTCAACCGATGCTGATAAAGTTTTAGGTTACAGACAGGAAAAGAATCCATCATTACGTGGTTTACGTTTAGCTGCTAGTATGCCTAACTACCCATTAATGGCTGAAACCTACGAATCCACTTATGGTTTTGGGGTAAATGCGAGAAGTTCGGCTGCGGTGTTATACATCGGTGCTACCTCTTGGGCTAATCCAACTATTAGTTAACTAACCCAACTTAAATAAAATAGGTTGGGTATTTTTCTATACTCAACCTATTTTTTATAGAAAGGAGGGTTTTAAAATGACATTATCAACTTATCTAGAATCATATCTAGGTACAACACTAACCAACCAACTTAATTGGTCTACTTCAGGTAGTTCATTCGATTTCATTGTAGAGGAAACACTATCAACTTATGGAGTATCAAGCGAATTAGAAGCAACGAATCTACCAAAATTACATGCAATAGCAAAAGTGAAATTATGGGAAGCTGTTCTCAGGGAATTTAGTTTCGATTTTGATTATACAGATTTATCTAGTTCTATTAGACGTTCTCAAGTTTTTGAAAATATCCAAAAACAATTAAACCAGGCTATCAGTTCAGCTTACCAATACCTACCACAATACAAAATCAGAATCGGTAAATATAACTTAGATAAAAATGATCCATATTCCAACACTCCCTATTCAGATAGGACAGTGTAACCATGAAATCACTTAACCAATATACCTATAATCGAATTCAAAATTCCCAACAAGAAACTTTTTTAGACACAGGTTACTTTTCAACTGTTACAACTACTTCTGGTTCTTATGGTGAACCAATAGAAAATTCTGTTTCAGGTTCTCCTATAGCTTGTAGTTTTCATTGGACAGGTGGAAAAGAAACATGGAAAGAACCTGTTAATTATTTAAAAGCAGATGCTATTCTAAAAATTCCAACCAACACACAAGTTAACCAAAAAGATTTATTTATACTAACCAAACAAAAAACAGAAACACTATCTAATCCTATAACATTTGAAGTAATTTCAAATCCTAGAAAATCCATTTCAGGAATCATCATAGATTTAAAAAAGGTGGAAACATGACAGAGTACATAAAAGGGATAGATAAATTAAGTCGTGCATTGGATGATTTAACCGATACAGTTCAAACAAATAATAACTATCTGTTATCTGCTGGTTATACCCTATTAGCTGAATCACAAAAAAATGCTCCTGTTGATACTGGTTTTATGCGTAATTCTGGTTATGTTGAAGAGGTTTTGGATTCTGTTTTTATGGGTTTTAGTGCTGAGTATGCTTACTATGTTCACGAGGGACACCACAGCTGGGAAGGTAATCCGTTTGTTTCAAGAGCAATTTTTGAGAACATAGACCTGATTACAGACAATGCAAAAAAACAATTAGAAATAGATTTGGGGGTGTAACTTGAAAATAGAACAAACGTTAAAAAATATTTTCACTTCTGGTTCTATTAATGCTTACAATCTAAAAAAACCTGAAAAGTGTTCACTACCAGTAGTTGTTTATAAACGTATTGGAAGATCTAAAATTTCAAGAAATTTTTCTAATAATGGGGATTTGGAATCTGTATTAATTCGTTTTTCTGTTTTAGGTGATAACTATTCTGAAACAGTCCAATTAAGTGAACAATTAGAAACTCTATTGGATGGAAATAAAACGAATTTTGAAAATTGTTCTTTTGTGGGTGGTAGTGAAAACTATGTCGAAGATACTAAATTAAACGATTTAGTGTCTGATTATGAAATTATAAACAAAATTTAAAAAATAAAAGTGGGAGGTGAAAACCTATGTCAAATTCTGATTCAAAAATCAATTTTGATGTTAACGTTTCCGGTTCGTATGTAGTGTTAGGTGAAGTTAAATCTGTTGCACTACCGGAAATTGTTAATAGTGCATTGGATAATACAAATTATTCTAGTGGTGGATGGAAAGAAAAAATTTCAAGTGAATTAAAAGAAATTCCACCTTTTACCACAGTAATTAACTTTAATACTTCTGCCAGTTCATTAATTGGTGATGTTATTAATGGTACAAAGAAAAATTTTCGGATTGGTTATCCTAATTCAACAACTTGGTCTTTTGATGGTATTGTCACGCGATTTAAACCGATGGATTCAGATGCCAGTTCTCCAAACGTTTTAAGAGCAACTTTAACAGTTGAACCAAGCGGAAGTCCGCTAATTGCCTAATTATAAAGGGGTAGATAACTACCCCATTTTTCAAATTTTGGAGGGAAAATGGCAGATAATGAAAATTTAGAATTAGAAGAGATTTTAAAAAATATTCAAAATAACAAATTTAAAAAAGAAATTATTTTTGTTCCTCAATTTAAGTCTAAAATTGAGGTTCGGGAATTGAACGGAAAAGATTTTTTAGATTGTTCGTTAAACTCAGATAGTGAAGATGAATCCAAAGGTTCTTATTTGGTCAATGCAATTATAAAAAGTTGTTACACTCTACAAGGGGAAAAAATATTTAACCAACCAGAACATAAAAATAATGTTTTGATGGTTAATTCATTACAAAAAGATTCTTATCTATTGCTTGTAAGTACAGTTACAAAAGTAAATAAAGAAGTAAAAATAAAAAACTAACTGAAAATCCACAACTTAGATTTATATATGATCTATGTAGACAATTTGGGATCTATGATGTGGATCAATTCTTAGAAACTACAACTGCAAAACAGTTAAACACATGGAAAAATTACTTTTCTATTTATCGGTTTAATGAAGAACGTTCTGACTATAGAATGGGGGTAATGGCTAGTTTGCTTGCTAACATCTACAGAGACCACGAAGTCAAAACAGAACCTTTTAAACCAATAGATTTTTTTCCAAAATTTGAAAATATTAAGAAAGTTGAAAATAAAACGTTTGAAGAAAAACCAGAATCAATCATGTTTAAACTGGGTTTGATCTTCAGGAAAGGAGAATAAATGGCAAAAAAACTTCCTGAACTTGTGGTTCCCATTTCAGGGGACACTAAAAAATTTGAAGATTCAATGGATAATGTTAAAAAAACCGTTGGAGAAGCAAATACATCATTTGGTTCAAAAATGGGAGATATTGGTTCGAGTTTAAATCAATTATCTCAGGAAATAACCGGATTTTCGTTAACTCAGGTTGCCACTATCGGAACAGCTACCAAATTATTACAAGAAGGTATCCAGTTTGCTAAAGATTCCGTTGCTGAATTTTCTGCTTACGGTGATCAGATCTCAAAAATGGCAGCTTATACCTCCACTTCAACAGAAGAAATGTCTAAACTATACCAGATAACAGATGATCTTAGAATTCCTGTTGGTGATTTAGAAATGGCATTGAAAACCATGACTGATAAGGGAACTGCACCTTCTATTGCAGGAATAAAACAGTTATCAGATCAATATTTATCTTTAGAATCCCCATTAGAACGAGCACAATTTTTGACAGATAATTTTGGTCGTGCTGGTCAGGACATGGCTAGATTAATGGAAATGGGGGGAGATGGTATCCAAAGTGCAAGTGATGAAATTGCTAATTGGATGATTGTTACTGGTGAATCTGAAGAAGTTGTAAAAGATTATTTAGCTACTCTAGACTCTTGGGGAGAAGCTATGGATCAAATTAAATTTAGATTTGCTCAAAATGTAACTCCCGCTGTTACCAATTTTATGCTTGCTATTCTTAAAACGAATGAAACTATTAATGATGGAAACCGTGTGTGGTATGATTATATACTACAGGTAAACGCAATAAAAACGCTGTTTGTTTTTATAAAATCCCTTTTTGATGCATTTGGTGGAAAACTAGATAATACGACCGATTCAGTAGTTGATCAAACAA